AGAGCCGCGCTACGTGACACCGCGTCATCTGCTGGTGCATTGGATCGTGCTGCGAATGAGATGCGCGTGAACAGCAATGATGCACGTCTCGGCATGCAGATCATGGGGAATTTCCGTAAAGACCCCCTAGCCGTCGCCAAATGGGCCTTGCAGGAAACTCTGTCGATGGGGTACACTCTACCCCAAATTACCGGGCAGCCGGGCACACAGTCTGACATCAATATGCAAGCTGTGCAGAAGATGTTGGACGATCGCCTCGGTCCGCTTGTGAATGATCGTAACGCGCAGGTGCAGCAGACACGTGAGCAAGAAGGTGCTGTACGCGCATATTCTGAGTTCTTAGCGAAACACGACTACGCTGAAGTGCATCAAGAAGTCCTTGCCAAGATGATGCGCGGTAATCCCGAACTGACTGCACCGCTCGCATATTGGCAACTCCGTGAATGGTCTACACGCAACGGATACGACTTCCGCGAACCCCTCGAACCGCAAGTTACAGCGGCACAGAGTGGACAGGGGCGACAGGCTCCACGAGGTAACAACGGTCACGCGCAACCGAACAATGCGCAGCCATCCGTACCGATGCCAAACGGGGGCAATCCAAACGCCTCCATGCGCACCGAGCCGCAGATCGCTGCACCCGATGAAGATTGGGACCGCATTGTACAATCCAGCTTGCGAGAAGCAGGCATGATCTAGGAGCGCAACACCGATGCCCGGTTATCCGACACCTCCGTACCATCCCGGTGGTAGCACACCACTAGAGGATGTTCTCCACTCAACGATGACCAAGAGCCGTAAGAAGCTCATCATGGCGTCGTTGAAGTCGAATGCATTGCAGGCGTGGGCATTCGCTACCAATCGCGTCGAGTACGAGGATGGTGGGCATGAGATCACCAACCCTCTGACAGTGGGCCGCAATCCCAACGTCACGTCGTACGAGTACTACGACAGCCTGCCGATGGCGCAGACGAATGAGTTCGAAACCGTCCGCTACAACTGGTCGCGTGTCGCAGGCAGCGTCATCATCAGCGATCAGGAGCAGGACGAGAACCGTGGCACCGCGCAGATATTCAAGCTGCTGCGTGCGAAGATGGAAGTGCTTGAGGAGTCGATCAAGGAGAAGTTCAGCGAATACCTGTACGGTGCAGGCGCTGGTACTGATCCGCTCGGCCTCGCTGCACTGATCCCCGACGATCCTACCACAGGTGTCATCGGCGATCTTGACCGTGCTGTTGAGACGCAGTGGCGCACGTCGTCCTACCTGTTCGCCGGTGCGCTGAACCAGACGAACATCGAAGAAGCATTTGACGATGTGATGCTCGACCTGACGATGAAAGGTGAAAAGCCAGACCTCATCCTGTGTGGTCGTAACATCATGCGTCTGTATCGCGCAGCCGTACGCGACAAGGTGATCTTCGCGCTGTCCGACACAAAGAATGGCGCGCGGATGGCTGACCTCGGCTTCGGTGGAGTAACCTTCCAGAACATCCCGATGGTGTACGACGAGGACTGCCCGGTCAACAAGGCGTACTTCATCAACAGCAAGTACCTGCGCTTGCATATCCTTCGCCACGTCAACATGAAGGTGAAGGAGTTGACTGCTCCTTGGGATGTCGATGCGGTTGGTCGTCGCGTCGTCTGGCAGGGGCAGTGGTGTATGTGGAAGGCGTATCGCACGCATGCAGTGGTCAGCAACTAGCGGGTGGAGTTTGGCCGCGTAAACCCGCAATGCACGGCTCCGGTGTTCGCATCGGGGCCGTGTTTGCGAAGGAAGTGACACAATGTCATATGGGAGAGCATAGACATGACCGACAAGATGACGCAACAGACACCGAACCATTCGCCCGTCACCGATCCCAGCTTCAACCCGAGTGGTAGCGCAGAGATCGCAGCTATCAAGCAGGCTGCAACTGTGTTCGAGAACGTGATCCGCGCGAACACACAGCCCGGTCGTCGCACCGCCGTCGCACTCACGCATCTGGAGACATCGGTGATGTGGGCAGTGAAGTCGGCTATCGTAGGAGACGCATGATGGCAATGCCGCAGCGTAACATCAAACCGCGCTTCGAGGTGCATCCGGTCAACCAGATGATTATCGAGACGCGATACCGCCGCACTGAGGATGGCATCAATGAGAAGTACAGCGTCGAGGTGCCATATGGGTACGATGTGTACTTCCCCGCAGGTCACAGCATCCGTGTCGCCACTGACGTAGAACTGCAACGGCTCGGCTTCATGGACCCACCCGATCTCATCGACATGGACAGCGGTGATGTGGTGGGCCAATCGCAGCCTGTGTCACTGCGCCAGAACGTGATGCGTCGTGCAGCTGGTGCGTCGAATGCGCGCAAACGTCGAAATGCTGACATGCCTGTCACGCCTCAACGACATGGTGGTGTGGAACTAGGTGATCTAGAGCAGAACGAACCAGAGGAGACTGACGATGCCTAGCCAAGCACAGCAGGGAGTACAGCGCGGCCCGCAGCCCAACCGTCTGTTCCCCATCCACAACAACTACGTGCCGAGCCTGTCATACGCTGCGGATGTTGCCAAAGACGGTCGTGTCGATACGATGGTGCAGTTGAGTGGTCCTCTCGCGGGTATCACCATCGCCAACTTCCCCGTGTGCAAGATGCCGTACGGTGCGAAGATCACGGGCACGGGTGCAGTGCGTGGGTTCGACTATCTCGGCCAGCCCATCGGTGAGGTGCTGGCAGGTGAGAGCAAGATGGCGTATTACAACGTCACACAGTATCCCGCCGGTTGCGCATGGCTCGACAAGTATGGGCTGCCGTATGCCTATGCCAGCGCCGGTGTAGCAGATGCGACCATCACCATCACCGCGCCGACTGGTGTTGCAGGTGAAGACACGCGTGGCACGTTCGTCGTCAACAGCGGCAACACGGCAGGCACCCGTAAGCTGTTGTCATATGTGCCCGTCGCTGGGAACCTTCATGGCACGCGGTACGTTGCGCCGACACCTATCCCACTTCCATAACAAGGAGACGCTGTGATGGCTGATGAACCGGTTGTTGAGTTCGTTGCTGAACCCGTTGCTGAACCCGTTGCTGAACCCAAACTCGAAGACGTACCTGATGGATCGACGCAACTCGAACAGATACGCGAGGAGAAAGCGCGTATGAGTGACGAGGCGTATGCGAAGGCGGTCGCGTCGTATCTGCCGCCCGATGGTGCCGAGTCAGCGCCTGAAACGCCGCCCGAGGATGAGACTGATGCGTTGCGGCGTGATGACGATGATGACTCTGCACCCGAGACACCGTTTAGTTTCACCACGCATGCACAGGCCGAGAGTGCGCTGCGTGAGTGGAAGGTGGAGCAGAGTGAGATCGATGGTTGGATCAACATGAGTGTGCGCGACAAGACTGCTGCGCTCAATGAGTACTTCGGCCTGTAGTCACTTCCGGGCCGAAGATGTGGGCGGTGCGATGTCTCTCCACGTCGCGCCGCCCTTCTTACATGTAGGAGGCAGCAATGGCTACACTAATCGACCTCGTACAGCGCACGATCACACGCCTGTCGATGGTGCCCGGTGCAGGTACGCAGATATACGCTGAGGATCGCATCGCAGAGATGATCTGGCATAAGTTCATCGTACTGCGTTCAGACCTGTTCTGGGATGACTTCATGGACTACGTGCAGTTGACGTGCGGTCCTGTGGGATTTCCGCAAGAGAGTGTAGTGCGTGTACCTGCTATCCCACCCAACCCGTTGGACATCGTAATCAACCGCTTCAGCGACATTCAACACGTATGGAATGAGAACGATCCCGAACCGTTAGCGCAGATGCCACGACGCAACAATCCACTAGCCTATGCGAAGTCTGGTGCCAAGCCGCGATTGTACGCACCTGACGTGACACATGTCGTACGCTTCTTGCCATACGGTGAGGGGCGATTGATGACGCTACGGGTGAAGCGATATTACCCATTCTTTCTCGCAACCGACGAAGTGCCGATGGATGAGCAGGCGTTGATCCTCGGCACAGCGTATGACTATCTCGAAGATGATGGCTCTAATCCGTCACAGATCGAGAAGTTCCGTGCGATGTTCGATGCGCGTGTGCTACAGTTGAAGCGTGAGGAGAATCAAGGGCCAATACCGATCTCGTACACGGGGGCAGCGTGAGAGCATGCGTACTCTTGCAGTAGCGCCAAGGCAGAAGCGAGTCCATCAGAACGCTATCAAGACTGCCACTGCACGTGAGTTCAATGGCGGTTGGAATGTCATCGACAATGAGTTGAATCTCAACACCTCGTATGGCGTGGTGATGGACAACGTGTCGCGCGGGTTGGATGGCAGTATCCGCGTGCGATGGGGTACACAGTTCCTCGCTGATGCACATGCCAGTGCCGCACGCATCATCAACATCACGTACTATCAAGCCAGCATCATCATCGTACTCAGCGACGGCAAGATCGTGCGCATGCTTGGCGATGGAACCAAGACGACGTACACTGTTGCTGCACCGGGCTGGTCAACCAACGTAGAATTCGTATCGTTCGCCACGTTCAACGGTGATCTCATCATCTGCAATGGCATCGACAAGCCACTCATTGCAAACTGGGACCCAGCACGTGTGCCAGTGATGACACCACCGATACAGTTCTTGAAAGACCTCGGCAGTGGTAACAATCAGTTTGTGCCCATCGCCCGGTACGTCTCTGCATGCAATCGCTTCCTGCTGATGGCTGGTGATCCACTCTATCCTGCACGTGTACACATCTCTGAGGAAGGCACGAGTGGTACGTGGTTCGGTGCGGCTGGTACGATCAACGCGACATTCAAAGACCTCGGTGCGAGTGGTATTCCCGGCGACCAGATCATCACAGGACTGAACAACTACCGTGACCGTGTAGTGGTAGGCTTCCCATCTGCTATCGTGCTCGGACAGTTGAGCATATACGATGATGCTAACAAACACATCCCCAAGTTTGATGATGTGATCGAGAACATCGGCAGTCACTCACATCGCTGCATGGTGAACATCGGCAAGGACATGTTGATGTTGGATGACAACGGTGTCCCGTCGATTGCACGGTCGCTGCTCAGTGGTAGTGTCGAGCCAAAGCGTGTCAGCGAATTGATCGATCCCGCAATTGGCCGCAACATGGGTGAGTTGGCGACGGCTGACACGTTGCTACGAACGCATGCAGTGTACAATCCAACCGACAAGCAGTACATGTGCTTCGTGCCCAACCATACTGAGGCAAATGTCAAGCTGACACCTGATCCGCTGCAAGTGTCGCTCAACGTGGGTGCACTGCGTATTCGGTGGCATGCGCACAATCTGCTACCCGGCGAGAAGATCACACTGACAGGTGTAACAGCATGGAACACCATCGATATCACCGACATCAACGGTGTGCAGATGACAGTGGTTCGTGTGATTAACAGTGAATACTTCGAAGTTGCACCCACCCTCACACCTCCACCGAACCCTGCACTCGACCGCGATGGTGGTGGTAGCAATGTGATCGCGAAACGGTGGCGCACAGAGACGTACGGCTACATCTACACCTTCGTTGACGAACTCAAGGTCAAGGCGTGGTCGCGCTTTCGTGGTTGGCGATGGAATGCGTCATGCGTGTCAGAAGCAGGCGCAGTCATCTTCGCCAATGACAAGTCCATCTTCATCCTCGGCAATCCCAACAACCCCGTGTACAGCGATGCCGTCACCGCAACAACCGTTAAGCCTATCGATTGGGTATACGAGCAGCCGTGGAATGACGTACGCGACCGACTGCGATTGAAGCATACACGATACCTCGCAATGGATACTGTCGGTACCGCACCATTCACCGCCATGCAGTTCTGCGATCAAATCTACAAGATCGAAGGTGTGCTGCAACCGAACACTATCATGGAGATGGTTGGCGGCAGTAGTGGCGGCTACGGCGAAGGTGGTCAACCGTATGGCGGTGGCAGAAACACATCCGATGAGCGGCTATACGCATGGACAAACCACTTCAAGATCGGTAAGCTTCGATTCCAAGGTTCATCGAACGAACCCTTGCAGATCATTTCGATCAGCTTGGCGTATCAGACCGGCGACATTCGTAGGTAGGAGACGCACAACATGTCACTCGATGAGACACGCGCATACGACATGACGGAGCTTAGCAAGGCACCGCTTGGTCGTGTACCGCCACCCGAGGGGCCAGAGACAAAGGTCATCGCACGTACACTGCTGGTATCACCGACGAACGGACCACTCGCCGGTGAGACACTGCACTATGCGCTCGACTTGGTGAACTTTGACTACCGCACATGGCATGAGTACGAATGGGGCAACTGGGTCGCAGTCGATGCGCTGTTGTATGCCGCATTTCGTGGTGTTGCGAATGTGTCGATTTGGGTGCCACTACATGGGTACGTCGTCGGCAACATCGTCGTCAGCACAGAGACGGGGTTGGCGTATGAATGTCTAGTCGCACATACCAGCAACGCGACGAGCATCATGCCGGACATCGCATCTGGTAAGTGGCTTGAGACGATCATCGGGGACAGCTACACCAAGGATCAGGCTGACGCACGCTTTGTCGATGTCGCAGGTGACACGATGATAGGTGCGTTGACGTTGTTCGGTGATCCTACGTCGCCACAGCATGCAGCGGATAAGCAGTATGTCGATCTGCTAGACGCGAACCAGAAGACGTATATCGACGCTGCGAATGCTGCACAAGACAGCGCACTCACTACGCAGCTTGGCTTGTATATGCCCAAAACTGGTGGCACGTTCACTGGTGCAATCTCATGGGCAACTGCACCGACCACAGGCAACCATCTGACAAACAAGACATACGTCGATCTGAAGGACAGCACACAGAAGACGTACATCGATACGCAAGATGCTGGTCGTGTGCTCAAGACTGGCGACGTGATGACCGGGCCATTGACCTTACCGGGTGATCCATCCGCCAACCTGCATGCTGCACCGAAGCAGTACGTCGATGCGATGGCAGGAGAAGCCAATAATCGTATGCGTTGGCGTGGGGCATGGGCTGCTGGTACATACGTCGCCAACGATGTAGTGACCGACACCGGCTACTTGTTCGTCGCCAAGCAGACCACCACACAGAAGCCGTACACTGGCAAGCCCCCAGCACCGACGCAATGGGACATCCTCGCAGGCGGTGGTGGTGGCTCATCTGTCGTCGTGTCAGCTACAGCGCCAGTCGGACCCGTGCAAGGCGATATGTGGTTCAGCACCGTCGAACCTGTTGGTCTATTCGTGTGGTACGATGACGGCAGTGGTGCGCAGTGGGTGCAGACGAATGGCGGTGCTGGTACTGCATGCTTACCACTGACTGGTGGTACATTATCAGGCGCACTGACCGTCTCTAGCGTTAACCCTGCAAATCCTGAACTCCGCTTTCTAGAACCAGACCAGACCGATCCTGCCGGGCGGTTCATGTTCCAAGGATCGGGTGGCAACTTCATCTTCTGGCGGTTTGCTGGTGCTGGGTGGACAAGCGCGCAACAGGTCTGGCGCTACGTCGGGATTACTAACACGTTGGAACTCTCGGTGCCGACGGTGCTTGCCGCCGAACTGCAAGGCACAACCGCCAAGTTCGGCAATGTGTATGTAGGTGCGAATCCTATTGGTGGAGCAGCACCATCCCACATTTCGGCAGCATCTGGACAGACGCTGGGCCTGCGTGGTGGCATCGACACCAACAATATGGTTCAGTTCGTGGACTCGGCCAATGTGCAGGTCGCACGCATTGATACGGCAGGCACAGTAGCCAGTGTCGCTAACACAATCATCACCCGCGAGAAAGGTGATGCGCGCTATCTGAACGCGACTGGCGGCGATGTGACCGGCACCCTCAAAGTGACAAACGCAGCGCCGCAGTTGCAGTTCGATGAAACCGATCAAGCTGGTGCGCCCGGCCTGTATCGATTTATCTTGAATGGCGATGCGTTCTACCTGAATAAGAACACCTCTGCCAACAACGACTTCGCGACCGGTGATTACATTTGGTCTGCCCTCGCCAGCGGGGAGTTTCGTACCTATCCCAACACGCAGTTGGCGACGGTCGGCGGCAACGTTGAGATCGGCCACGCCACTCTCGCAACAATGAAGTTCATGCGATCGTCGTCGAACAACTACATCGACATGCTCGCCAGCACCTCATTCGTGTTCAGGAGCAATGGCGTTGCATGGGCATCACTCACCAGCGTGGCAGGTTGGACTGCGGGTAGTGATGCCAAGTTGAAAGAGAATGTCACGCCGATCAGTTACGGCCTCGATGCTGTACTTGCGATGAAGCCCGTGGAGTTCGACTGGCTCGACGGTGGTGCGCATGACATTGGTTTCATTGCACAAGACATGGCAGACGTAGTGCCAGAGGTCATTGATGATGTTGACGATGATAACGACGAGCAGACCACTACGTTGCACATGCGCAAAGACGCACTCACTGCGGTGCTAGTCAAAGCGGTGCAGGAGTTGACAGCGCGTGTGGCTGAACTGGAGGCGCGGCTGTAATGGCACTCAACTTCCCCGCATCCCCGATTGAAGGCCAGACATACGCGGCAGAAGGTGCGACGTACATCTACCACAATGGTCGATGGGTTGTGCTGTCGAATGCTGACATGAGTGCGTACTTGCCGCTTACAGGCGGTACACTAACTGGTACAATAGACCTCAGCAGCATCAGTCCGTTGCTCCGCTTCACAGAGACGGATCAGGTCAAACCTGCGGGACAGTACAGGCACTACCTGAGCGGTGACGTGTATTACTTCCAGCGCGCGCTTACTGCTGACCACGTGACGAATACAACGGTCTGGTCTTACACCGGCTCGACTGGCGTTTTCAACATCCCCGGCGACATCACGTATGTCACCAAACTCAACTGCGGCAGTCAGACATTCCCCGGCGATCCAACAAACAGCGGCATGCAACTGACTGGTGACAGCTTTAACATGAAGCCGCGCAACGGACTGGCGGCGTCGGGTCCGTGCATCGTGCTGTCATACAACGGCGTGGCGACGTTCCAAATACTACGTAGCGGTGCGGT